ACGACCCCCGAAAGCGCCTTATCGAGTTTCCGCCGGAATTGCCTCAGCAGCGCGTAATGACCCCGCTTCACCTTCCGCTCCCCGACAGCGACCGACCCTATGGGCGCCGGCAGCGCGGGCTGCGTCGCGCTGACGTAGCCGCTCGTTTCGGCCGGCGACGGGCGCTGAATATTCCCGAATGTCAGGTCCTCTTCGGGCAGTATGCTGATGTCGCCCGCGTCGAGTTCGCTCTCCTCGATGTCCGGCTTACTGTATTCGTAGTCGAAGCCGAACACGCGCTCGTAAGTGTCGCGCGTATCCTCGTCGATAATGTAGATCATCTTCGTGACTGTCTGCACCATCTCCAGAATAATCTCGCGGATCGTATCCTTCGGATACTTCGGCGCCAGCTTCTGGTAGATAATGTTGATCTCGCGAATGATCTGCTTTACCTCATCGTTCGTGAAGAACGACGACTCGAAGTGCGGGAATTTCCGGAATACGAGATGCAGGAATTTGCTAAACGGCCCGCTCTGGATATCCGGCAAGAAGCGCACATTCGATCGCGGCTTCACGAAGTCGCCGTCCGCATTAGGCGCCCCGTCCATGAAGTTGCGCTTATAGAAGAGCGCCATCAGCGGTAGGCGCAGATACAGCTCAGTCGCCCCCACCTCGATCTTGGGAATCACGTCATCCTCTCCGGCACCAACGATCATGCGCACCGCCAAATTGCGCTCTTTCTTCTCGTGCGGGCGGTCGAAGAGATCATACAGGCCCGACACGGTGAGCACCTTCGCCGACATCGCCTTGATGATCTCCGTGAAGATCTCGATCTCCAGGTCGATCCCCAGCTTAGTCGCGCTGAACGCATCCACTCCCGCCGGGAACACGATGTGCGTTGGCCTCATGATCACGGCGGACATGTGATTCGCGTGGTAGCCGACCACTGCCCCGCTTCTGTAATCGCGCTTGGCGAAGGCCACATTTCTGTCGACCCCCGTCTCATATTCGACGACTCCTTTACCGGCGCTGTAATTCATGGCCGTTTTCGCCTCGTTGTTCATTCCGACGAGATATGCGCTCACGCCGATGAAGTAAATAAGCCCGTTATAGATCTGGGTCGGCGTCAGGAATACGCGCTTATGGATGTCCTCGTTCGCGAACTTATTCCCGAAATGCATGAAGAAGGACAACAGATTCTTCAGCGCGGCGAACTTGGTGAATAGGTTGCTGCACTTCTTCGCCGGATTCTCGAGGCCCGTGCCTAGTTTCCCGGCGCTCAGGGGCACGAATGGGGGCGCCGGGAACCCGTCGCCGCTAACTTCGACCCTCTTGAAGTAGTGTTCGGCGGCCGACGAAGTCCCGCCAGTGCTCGGCTCAACATACTTCCTCCGCAGGCGCCTAGATACAACGGCGCCGTACTGAAGACCATTCAGCGGGGCGTCCATGGCGTTCGCGTGCATCTCGTACAAGTCGCACAACTCATCGCCGAACTGCTCGGAATACCAATCGCTGATAAGCTCGACCTCGTCAATCATCTGCTTGATTCCCGTAATGTCCGCGCGACTATTAACGAGGCCATCGGTGAATATCTTCAGATAGATGTCGACCGCCTGCACGACCTTCCAGAAGTTCTCGATCGCATTATAGCACCACTCGAACAATTCGGCGTATTTCCCGGGCGCCGCGCGGACGGCGGCAATGTCCCCGGAGTTATTCGGCTCGACGACGGCCATAAGCGAAACATCGGCTACATCACCGGCGCCGTCCCGCGCCGCAGCGTCGGGGAACATCATCAGTTGCCCCGCCCCGTCGTCCCCCGCCGCAGTCGCCTTCAGCTCCGCGGCGATCGGGCTTTCGGCCTTGCCCGTGGTAACATTCCGCATTTCCCTCAGCTCATTCATGCGCAGCCCAACAGCGCGGGCCAGCACGCCCTCGTAATCCACCATTTCCGCCTTGAAGGCCGTGGTCATCCTCTCCAGGTTCTTCTTCATCTCCGCGACCTTGTACTTGTAGTTGAACATCCGCAGCGAATCGGAGAACCGCTTCGCGCTCCTCCTGACCAACTGGAAGGCCTCCGGCCAGCGCCCCATTTCGCTGCCTATTTCGAACGTGAATCCGCGCTTGACATCCGCGACTGCCCCGCCGAACCTGTCTCCATCGGCCTCCGCGTCGCCATAGCCGCCGATAACGTCCATTCCCCGCCCTTCGGCCCTCCCGAGGCGCGTCGATATGTCGTCGGAATACTTGTCGACCGTCTCGATCATCGACTTCAGGGCGTCCCTTAGCGCCCGGATGTGTGGCCCAGCGGCCGCATATGCATCGTCCTGCATAAGGATCTCGGTGTACGTAATGATCATCTTCAGCACGCCGGTGATGCGGTCCTTGATCTCCTTGTGGCGCGCATCGGAATAGTAGCCGACGAGCGATAGGTGCACAGACGGCCTGTCGAGGCCGACATTCTCGAGCTGCGCCAGAACGGCCCTCAGGTTCGTGAGCTTCTCGCCCAAGGGAATCAGCGTGCCGACCTTCTCGGCGAATTGGTCAATCGCCGAATAGATCAGCTTCAGGTGGCTCTCGATCTTCTTCCCGTACGCAAAGAGCAGCGCGCTCATCAGCTTCTTCTGCACATTCGCCCGCTTGAAGGCGATGTGCTCCAGATCCTCGCCCGGAGGCGCCCCGCCCCGCCGCTGGCCGCGCCCCTCAATGGCCCGCAGTTCCCTCGCGAGTTCAGGCCGAACAGGCAGCTGCAGCGCAAGGAAACGCGCGATATCGAGAACGCTCGCCACGACATCGTCGCCCAACTTCTCGCGGACAGCGTCCATCTTCTCGGCGATGCCCAGGAACAGATCGCCCGTGTTCTTGTAGCTCTCGAATTCCTGAACAGTCATGCCGATTGGCTTCAGCGCCTTGCTGACGAGAATCGCCGTCGCCGCATTAGTATTGAGCGCCTTAAGCATCCCCACAACGCGCCTCTCGAAGGCGCTCTTGCTGCCTCCAGTGCTCGTGCCGAAGGCCTCGAGCGACTTGAGATCCTTGATCAGATCCGCCAATTCGCCCTGGCCCGGCTCGAGGTGGATGTTCAGCATGCTCTGAAGAATCGCCAACTGCCGATCGAGCTCAATGCGCACCGAGGTTAGGATCCCAGCGACATTCCTCAGCTCCAATTGGTTTGTCGCGTCGGAGGCGGCGACCTTGTCGTTAATCGCCCTCTGCACGTCGGAAATGAGCCTCGAAATGACCCCGAGATTATGAATGGAGCGCTTAATATTCGCCGACACGGCGTAGAACTCGCCGCACATACCATACGACATCGATGTCAGCACGCCAACCGTATCGTCGCAGATCATTTCCGCTGGCTGCGATACGTCGATAATCTGCGACCCATGCGCATTGTTGATCGCGCGCGCAATCTTCACGCAGGTCGACTCCATGCGCTTCTTGTCCCCAGCGAGATGAATGTCCTTGAGCTGCGCGGCGAGGCTCTTGACCTTCTCTTCGGGCGTATTTCCCGATACCTTGAGGCCGAGGTCCCCGATGGCCCGCATTGTCTGCTCGATGACTTGCCTTTTCGCCTCGCTCCGGGCCCCATGCGCTATTGATGTCAACGCGCCGGCATCTCCGGCGGCCTCTCCCTCGGGATATCCGCCCATAGTGCCGATCTCGTCGAGCATCCGATCATAGGCGCTCCCTTCGTAATCGCCCATCCCCCCGACTCCGCCGCCCACACGAACCTCGCCGCCCTCGCCCGCGCCCGGCTTAATGGTCTGAATGGCCCCCAGTACGGAATCGCTAATTACATCGACAATAGCCGTGCTCACTCCGGGCGGAATCGCCCCGCCGACCGGCAGGGCCGCCATGGCCGCCATCACGGCCGCCTTGATCTGGTCCCTATTGCTCCCAGGCGCAACGCTGCGCGCGACAGTCTCCAGAACGATATCTGTTGCCGCCGAGGCCGCGCTCGCCGTATACTGCCCAGCCGCCCTCATTGCCTCCGATATCTTGTTCATGACCGGGCCGCGAACACTCTGGACCGCATTATGGAACGCATTGGTCGTCCAGGAGACGCCGCGCATGAACATTGAGCGCGGACTATACAGCAGCATGCCGGTCCTCGCGAAGTTGGTCTTATCCGGCGTGACGGTATATTCTTCATATTCGTTATAGCTGCTCTTTTCTGTGGGGGCCGGCGGGTTCGGGAGAAACGCACTGCGCGCCATCAGCCGCGGGGGCCATTGCCCCCGAACGGCGACGTACGTGTATCCTACTCCCGCGTCCGGAATGAGCGCTGTCGACGATCCGGCTCCCATGCTATATATACCCCCGCAAGATTAGTTCCATAATGCAAAAAAGCACTCCGCTTCGATTTGAAGCGGAATATCTTTTTATTTTTTCATGGTAGTATATATATCTATACGCACGAAGAATGTCTGCTAAGTCGCCGTATAAGGCACATCTCCAGATAATCGATTATCTGGACATCATCGACCCCGAATTTGCGCAGGATATCCGCCATTGCTGCGCCAATATTTCCCTTCAGCCCGGCCGCGGTAAGCCGGGCGTGACGCTTCTCTACCCGACTGAGAAGTCGTACCGCGAGAAGATTCATAAGCTCGCTGTCAGCAAGGACCCCGCCGATGTCGGCAAGGCCTGTCAGATGGTGAACGCGATGATTCTCCGGGAGAAGCTCAAGACGCCCGACGACTGGGACAGTATGAAGGATGATATTCCCAACTCTCTATTCCCCTCCCAGCAGATAACGGTCACCAAGACGTCGGCCAGCAAGATAACCCTGCTCGGCGGCTCAGTAATCGTCGAGCCGGACTCGGGCTTCATCGACGCGAGCACTAGGTCGAATCTCGCTGTTTGGCGCATCATCAGCGGCGAGATCCCGATTAACGGCCCCAAGTCGTCGAAGGCCGGCTCGCCCGGCGGGAAGTCCGGCGCCCCTCGCCGCCGCGGCCCGACCCTCAGGGAGCCGGGCTCCCGCGAGGGCGGCTACGAGGTCTCCCAGGAGGCCGCGGCCGCCAACTTGCGCTTCAGCATCGGCCTCGCCGCCGAGAACGCCTACCTCGCGTTCGCCGGCAAGAAGAACGTATTCTGTCAATACGCCATGTCGCTCGCCCGCTACATTGAGTCGAATGATTCGGCTGTGTTCTACGACTGCGTTCTGCCCTCTATCTCATTCCGCTGTATGGACTTCTATATTCTCGTCGAGCCCCACAACTTCAACGGGCCATATCTGGTCCCCACGCGCATTATCCGCGACTGGTGGGAACAGTTCAATTACGCCATCGAGAGCATGGAGAACATCCTCCAGTACCGCGACTGGATCAACTCGAAGCTCATCGCCGCCCCCGCCGGATCGGCCGCCATCTACAGCGCCGATAAGCGCATCCACCTGATATCCGAGATCGACTCCCTCCGGATGGAAACCTCCGATAAGTCGAGCTCTAATCCGCGCTGCTCCGTCGCGCATATCCGCGAGGCCTACCAGAAAGTCGAGACCCAGAACATAATCGGCGACGTGATGAACGTCTTCCCCGCGGGCACGGCGGCCTACTTCAAGGCGGCGCCCGGACTCAAGCTGATGCACGATGAGCTGCGCTACTTGACCGAGCTCATGTTCATTCGCCTCGAGTCCGCCCCCGCCTTCGACCGCGCGCAGTTCCAGACCATTGTCGAGTACATCGGGGCCTACATGAACGCGCGCGGCGTCGATGAACGCGAGCACGCGGCGATCCTCTGTAATCGCAATCTGGCGACCCGCATTGAGCCCACCGAGAAGTTCCGCGAGATCAGCACCTTCGTGAATTCGACTCTGTTCCTGTCGATCCCCCTGACTGACCGCGACATGGAGCAGTATCCGGTCGAAAGCTCGGCGGTGCGCCCCCGCGAAGGCGAGGAGCTCGTCTACAATGTCGACAAGGCGCTCAAGCTGCGGCATGTGCGCCTTTATGGGACCCAGACGCTCGAGGGCAACAGGGCCCAGGTCCAGCTGCTGATGAACCTTCTCGACCGCATTGACCCCTCTAAGTTGCCCCCGGAGGCAATGGCCCGCCTGAAGGCAAAGGCAGTATAAATTTGAATAAGAGCACGGCCCATATATACGCCATGTTTCCCTATATCCAATGCTACTCTTGCGGGCGCAACTTGGGCGACCTCTATAGCGCGTTCAAGATCCTGCGCGCCGAACGCATGCGCGGCAATCCGTCCGATAACACGGTGCCCCTGGGCGATATCCTGACGAGCCTGGGGATCATCAAGGACTGCTGCCGGGTGCGCATGCTGACACAAGTCGAGTTCAAGGAATACTACCTCGACGCGCCCCCGAAATAGGCGTTTTTTTCCTTCCTCGCGCTCCCTCTCTTCGGCATTGAAAAAATTGATTCGCATAGTAGACACATTAATATCTCGCAACAAACCGAGAAACAAGCAAGGAAACATGTCGACATCAGGAATATACGTTTATCCAGCCAAGGAGATGCTCGCGGCATTCGCCGCTCACGCAGCAAATCCCTCTCTTCCATTGCCGTTCATTATTGAGCCCCCGAAGCCAAACCAAAAGGAATTCGGCGGGACTCTGTTCCTGCGCACTCGCGTGAATACGCCGGCGCATTCGGGCGGCTTCTCCTTCTTCTGCGGCAATGATGTAGTGATCCGCATCGGAGTCGCCAATCCGTCCGACGCCAATGATACACGCAATGAGTACGCGGGCATGCAGACTAAGTTTACGTGCTCTACGAATGACGGCAGCGACTTCGGGCGCATGATAGACCTGATAGACCGCGAGTTTATTCGCCAGATCGACGCGATGAGGGACAATAACATTGTCCCAGCACTGAAGAGGCGCCTGAATCACGAGGTTGTGGCGCGCGCCTATAGGGACGACCACAAGGTCCAAGAGCTGCGCGGCAAGGTCCGCGATCATCCCCTGTACGCGATTAAGGCATCGTTCGGGACTTTCCCGGACAATTACCCAGTGCGCTGGTTGGCGGGCAAGCCGAGGACGACCCTCTACGACTGGAGGACGCGCAACATCGACCCGATAACCGGGGTCGAGACTTTCCAGTTGTGCACTGTTGATGGGCAGACCGCCAATCTCGGGAATCTATACAAGATCCTGCAGGCGGGCGCCATAATCCGGCGCATTCGCGTGAGCATTGACTCGGCGCCGATCGCGAAAGCGCAGGTGTCGCTTCCGATTGCCCTGAATGCCGCGTGGATCGAGCCGGCGCCTCCATCGGCCTTCAGCGACGACCTCATGATCGGCGTCTCCTTGCCCCCACCGCCGCCCGCGCCTTCCGCGGCGAGCACATCCACCGCCGCCCCCGCCGCCCCCGCCGCCCCCACCTCGACGGCAGCCAAGGTCGCCGCGCGTTCGGGAAGGCAGCAAGCCCAGAAGCAAGCGCCCAGCGTCGCGGACGACGACGATGGGTCGTATCTGGATGACGCCCAGTAAGTGCGCGACGCATTCCGCGCCTTCTTTTTTGTTCCCTCAACTCGATACGCCCAGATACCGAAAAAAAGATCTCTCGCTCTCGATCGCCCCCGTCAAAGATCGTCAATCACGGAACTAATCGACTGCCGATTCGCCTTGACGACCTCCGGATCCACACTGAAGCTGTTATATATCGTTCCGCAGCGAGGAATAGATCCGAGCAGCAACTGCCCAGTAATTCCCGTCACGGAATCGACGCACGTATTCAAGGCCGCCTCAGTCAGTGTCTGAATTGGCGCCCCGAAGCCGACCCTCAGCCCGATATTCGCCTTCTCGCGGGTGTCCAGCCCACTCCTCTCTATCGACGTCACGCGCCCAGTGCGCGTCATTTCGTCCGCATATATCGTAAAGTGCCGATAATTGCACTTCTCGACGAGCTGCCTGAGTTCCGATATAATCCGCTGCCTTGCGGCTTCTATGCCGAGAACGCGCGCCGTCTCCTGAATCGCGTCCGTAAGCACCCGCAGGCTATCAACCCCGGGCGCCATGGCGACTTCGGCAAGATTAGTCCCCACCGTCGCGACGCCCCAAATATCATCGTTCACAACCGACCCATCGCCGGCAATCTTCGTCCGGACGAGCTTCTCGGCCTTCGCCATGCGTATTCCGCGAATGCCCCTTACTACAGTCCGCATGATCGCCCGGCGAATCGCCTCCAGCGACACTTCGGCGCCATGCGCCCTGCTTATCATTGACGCCCGTGGATACACCCGGAAGAACACCGTCCGCGCCCGCTCCGTTGTGTACATGAAGAAGGCATCGGGGAAAGCCTCACGCATCTTCGCGGCGATCGCCCCAGTAGATATGTTCTTCAGCACAAGTGTGCTCTTGTTCAACTCGAAGCGCAGGCACCAGTTCGCCAGATTCGCCCCGGGCTTCATGAGCGGATTCGCCTTCAGGAAGCCGTCGATCAAGGCTCCCTCCGCAGCGTAACGCGGATGCCTCGGTTTGCCGAACTGCTCGCTGAATATCTGGGTCGACGACACGAGCTGCTCGAACACCAGCACTTCGAGGCGCACCGCGACCGCCTGCGCCGTCTCCCGACTGCGCGCGGCATCCGCCGTCAACGGCACGGTCATAATGGGCACCGAAAGGCGGTCAACATCGTAAGCGGCCATAACCTCCTTGCACTTGTCGCTCTTGATCTTGACCGATTTGCCCTCGGCGCTGTACTTGTGTGAGTCGAGCATATCCTGCGTGAATGGCTCACTGAATGACTGCGCGGCAATGATGCCGCATGATAATCCCGAGTCAATTATGGCGCGAGCGAACGACAGGCGAATGCGGTCGAGAACGGCCTCGACAATCGCGACGGTCGCCTTCCCTCCGAGACTCGGGGGAATTACGGCCCCCACGCGCTTGGCGCAGAGGTCCGAGCGAACATATATCTTTGCCACGGTAGTCGCCATCTCCACATTCGGCGGCACCCACCCGCGCGCGGCCTCCTGGATACCGTTAATGTAGAAGTAGGGCATATTGTCGACGAATTCGCCGACGAGCTTGACGACGCGCAGCATCGTCTCGTCGCTATGCCCACTTGCGCTCCCCGCGCCCTTCCCGGCGGTCGCCACTACCGCATTAAGGTAGCTCTCTACGTTGAAGCACATTCTGCGCACATTCCCGAGCCTCTCGCGCACGTTCATGTCCTCGAGCGTCTTGTATATGGCGCGGTAAGTTGCCCGATCGCGCTTAACCTGCTCGAACTCGCGATCGAAGACCCCCTGCGCCGACGGATTCACCGCCTTGTAGTGGAACTTCTCCTCGAGAACGGCGTCCGACACCAGCACACTGCCGATCCGCACGGGCTCGACAAAGCGCGGGTCGAAGCAGTCGCCTCCGTAGGCAAACTGTACAACGACATCGTCCTTGACTGCCCACTTGTAGTTGTTGATGGTAATCGACTCCAAGTTCTTCGTCGACGTCCTGCTCTGCGCGCCCGTAACAGAAGTCATAAGCGCCTTCGCAATCAGGTCGAACCGGGCCCCCATCGCGTTGAAGATATATTCCCACGAGCGCAGGCCCGTCACGAACGAGTTGGATATGTAGCCCCGCGACTCCGGCGATACGTCGAAGCGCGGGAAGTACGGCAATGTCCGCCGATAGCCGAACCTCTGCCTAATGCGCTCGGCATTGATAATAGTTTGCCCAACAATAGAAATCATGTTGTGCAGATTCGTCATTGATCCCTTACTACCGCATGCCTGCAGGCGGAATAATCCATTTGTTTCCGGATCAATGCCGCGGATCAGCGACTCGGCAAAGTCGTCGAGGATCTTGAGGGTATTGATCTGTTGCTCCTCATAGAACTGCTCGACAGTCTTCCCGATCGGCGGAATGATCTCGCCCCGGTTGAGGCGCTCCGCATTGAGCCAGGCGCTGCTCATGATATCGCTGGCCACCCGCTCTATCTCCTCGCGCTGTTCGTGCTTCAGGATCAAGTCCATAATGCCCACCGTGAAGCCGTGCTGAAGAATATAGGCAATGGCCAGCTGCTGAATATTGAACATCGTATCGAGCGTCTTCCGCGCGCCGTGCTCCAGGAAAATCGTATGGAAGATATTCCCGATGCCGCCGGCGCCAAGTGCCCCCTTGTCAAGGCACCCGCTCTCGAGGGTCCCCCTCGTGATCTTGATCGTCGCGTTATCGGGGCGCGGTACCCCGGCCCACTGCGCCCACGGCGACGAGGGATTGAAGAAGCCGCAGGAGCCCCTGTAATCGAACGGGGCCTCCCTGAGGACCACAGAGACGACCTCGCGGCCGCTCATCGAATCGACCCCGTGCAGGTTCGGCACGCGCAGCGTGTTCTGGAAGAGCAGCAGCGCATGGTAGCGGTCGAATACGACTTCCGGCAGGGTCAGTTCGAACGTGCCGATCAGTGAGTCATCCCGCTGCCCAGTTATCGGGGCACTAGTCGTGGGCGAGACAATCCACGCGTCCGTCGCGGACAACATCCGAACCTCGTTCAGGGACGCCAAATCCGAGTAATTAATAATGTTCATTTGGTCCCCGTCGAAGTCGGCATTGAAGTAGGGGCACACGAGGACATTCATCCCAATCACATCGGCCCCAGGATCAACCACGACCTTCTTCGCCGTAATGCTCGATAGGGTCAGCGACGGCTGCCGATTGAAGCCGACAAGATCGCCGTTCATCAAGTCGCGCGTTATCACGTCGCCGTCCTCGATTACTAGCGAATCCATCTTGTCCGGCATATAGTCGACTCCAGTGCGCCACTTAGTTACCCGCGAGCAGCCCGGATATTGCCTTCTCCCGTTCCTCACGAACACCATCAGCCGATCCCTATTGTATGCCTGTACAGTCTCGCGGACCTGCAGGGTGCGCGCAAAGTAGTCGGGAATGCTGATCTGGTCCATCGCGAGCCGCGGGTCGCCAACAACGGTCGACCTGGCCATCGCGTGACAGCGCTTGCCTAACTGCGACCCGCGGAAGCGCCCCTTCTTCCCCTTGAGCCGCTGCGCATATGTCTGCGTGTCGTCATTGCCCCCGAGAATGATCTCGTAGATCATCGACATGATGTCATATAGGTTCTTCCCCGTCGCGGCATCGATATCGACCAGATTAACGCCCTCTGTTAGCTTCTTGTTGTGCGCCTTGATAATAGTCCGCAATATAGTCGTTAGCTTATCGTTCGAGCTGCGCCCGCCAACCAACTTCCGCACATCCGGCCGAATAGTTGTCGGCGATATGCGCAGAACGCGCATTACGAAGTGCCGCGGATGAGACGAAGGCGACTTTCCCAGCGCCTCCACGGCGGAATCGGGCACCCTGTCGAAGATCTCCTTTATCTTGTGCGGATACAGGGGCTTCTCCTCGACATGCCCTTCCGCATCCTTGGTCTCGATGATAGTCGCGAACTTATTCTGGGGGTCCCGCTTCACGCGGAGATGCGGCCGCTTGCAGTTAGGGCAAACAGAGACGCTGTGGCTGTGCTTCTGCGCCACAATCAGGCGCATATCACGCGGATAGCGCACATACTCAGCGCTCGCCACGACAGGAAGCCCACAATTATGACATATGACCCTCAGCCACTTCCTTACGGCGTTAATCGCGATCGGCGACACATAGGGATAGCGCATCTCGAAGTGCCCTTCATGCCCCAGGCACGTTTCCTTTGTTCCACTGCACGTTTGACAACGATAGGAAGCGTCCGGTGTGCCCAGATGGGCATCGAAGACGCCCCCAGGGACAGGCTTCGAATCCTGACACATAGCGTCGGAGATAACGGCGACAGCGGACTCCTCGCGGACTTGCCGCTCGGAAGCGTGGCTGTACTGCACTGTTTCGATAAAGCTAGTGTAAAGGAGACTCATTCCTGTCGAAAGCCAATATATTGCTTATGGCTGATATATTAATTCACATTTTTTCTACAGCAAAAAAGCGGGCCCCGTGGGGCCTCAATCGAACTCCCGCAAGTGCCCCGCTGTTCGCGCGCGCTGAGGAACTCCGGCGGCCGACAACTCATCATACATAACTATTAGCCGCCGGCCGAGCAGGCGATTCTCGAAGTAAGTGCGCCCGTTCGCCTCCTTCTCGCTGAACTTTCGAACTAGCTCCATGCGCTCGGCTAGAGGCAGCGCCGGCGTGACGACGAACTCGGCGCCCCCCGCCGTGCGGCACCTGTAAAGCAGGGCGCCCGCGGCCTTTCCTTTCTCGCCCGCCGTGAAGCCGATGATCTCGTATTCCGCATCGTGAACCGGCTTGATCTTCAGCAGTACCTTCGAGTGGTAATCGTTCGGCGATAACACATACGGCTCGTTAAGCCGCACAATCGCGCCCTCGTAGCCCTCAGCAAGAAAGCGCTCGTAGTGCGCCTTGACTTCCGCGGCCGATGTCGCCGTGAACGTATCGGCAAATGATACTTGCTTGAAGTGCGCCCAGTTCGCCCGCAGCGACTCAATCAGCTTCAGGCGCTCGGCGAAGCGCTCCTCGCCCGGCCGGCCCCCGGCATCGCAGATGAACGCATCGTAGACGACATAGCCGATCTCCTCGCCCTTCTCCACGGCGGAAATAACGCGGCGCGCCACCCCGGATATCTCCTGAAGAGACATGCCGTGCCGATACAATTCGCCGTCGATGAACAGTGCCCGCGCCCCTTCTCCGTCGCTAATCGCGAAGTCCTCGAGCGGCTCCCGGAGTTCCGCCTTGATGTCGGTGAAGCCGGGGAACAGTAGGCCCTTCCGCCCATACAGGATCACGTCGCCCTCTCGCTCATCAATGCAGGCAATGGCGCGGATCCCATTATACTTGCGCTGAACATAGACGGGCCACTGGAACTCGAAGCCGCCGGCGATAGAGGCGAGCATCGGCAGCGGCCGCGCCCCGGACGCGTTCCCATCGACGACTTTCCGCAACTTCATGTTGTATTGCTTGAGCGCGACGCGCAGGCCCTGACAATACACGTTCGTCTCATTCGCCCGGCCGATATATTTGCCCTCGCGAACGAAGGTCGGCACTGCCTTCCTTATCTTGCCCTCGCCGATGCGGGACAGCACAAATACCTTCGCCATGAGCCCCGCCGGCATCTTCCCGTTCTCGCGGTAGGCCAGCAGAATGGGCAGCGCGGGTCCGCTCTCCTCGCGCACAACCTGAACAACGACCGTCCATTCCGATCGCCCTCCGCGCGCCGTTCGCCCGACGACTGTCGGCAAGGAAAAGGTCAACTTATCGCCCGATAGTTCGCCGGGCACATCGGTGAGCCAGTTCTTGATGTCGGGCGCATTCGCTACAGTGCCTTTCCGGCGGACAGCCATTCATATATGAGATCCACGTTTTCCTTCAATTTTGATCACGCGCGACCCAGGGAACGAAAGCGGATCCGCTCTTCCTCGCTTATTCAGCGGCCCAGGGAACGAAAGCAAGCGCATTCTTCCTCGCTCATTCAGCGGCCCGGAGAAAAAAGCAAGCGCATTCTTCCTCGCTCATTCAGCGGCCCGGAGAAAAAAGCAAGCCCATCGATTCCCGCTCATTCGGCGACCCGCGTGAATACCAGCGCCTCGAACAGGTCATTGTATTCGAGATCTGCCTTCACGAGACGGCTCGCCAGCGCTGGCTCGGCGCTCTTGAACATATTGATGAACTCCCCGAACGCGATGCGCTTCCTCAACATAAGCCCAACCTTCTTTGCCTCGGCGATCACCGCGCTGAAGTTGCATAAGGGCTCCTCATAGAGCTCCTCGGCGAACGGAACGCTAACCTTGATCATCTGCCCGGCCGGCGCCGGCGTGTCGCCCATGGGCGCCGTCCAGCCGATAGAGTAGCGCGGGAAAGCCGCCCCCTCGTCGCGAACCTCCCATTTCCCGCGCACATTCGGCGCCGTCAGCAACTTGTGCACTTTCTCGCCGCTCATTGTCGAGATAATCGCAATCCCGCCCGCCTTCAGGAAGGTCCCAATCAGGCGCAGAGTGCGCCGCATGACCTCCAGGGACCCGCAGAAGTAGTGGAAGGCGAACGTGGACATCACGATTGCTGCCGACCCCGCACTAATCCCGCTCTTGCCTATCGCGGCCGCCAATTGGTCGTGTGTCGCTTCCGGCGCCGCGAGATCGGCCTTCACGGTGCTGTACTTGAATGACGCGCATCCCGCGTCGCGGCCCGGGGCCCTATGCCGCCGCTTCATGTTGATGAGCCAATGCGCAGAGGCGCTCTTGGCGCTCGGCGGCGCGCTCAGGTAGCGCGACACCGATTCGGTGAGCGCCCCGGCGTCGTTGTCGACATTGATGACCCACGACGCCCCGGCGCAGGTCGCGTACCGGACGAAATCGGCCCCTCTACCCCCTCCTAGATCGAGCACAATGCCGCCCGGCTTCGGGACCTCGTCGTAGAGCAGGATCGTCAGGGCGAATCGCCGCAGCTTATTCGACGCGACGAGCTCAATCTCCCCCTTCTCCGCGAAGTAGCCGGCCGACGGATTCCAGAGCGCCTCCAGCGGGAAAGGATTGACGTAATTCGAGAACACCTTCACTGCCGTACCATAATTGTTGCCCCAGGTGCCCACTCTATCTTCACGGATCTTCATGAGGATCCACGGCGAATCGACACGGTCGCGGCGCATCTCGACTATCTTGCGGTCTATCGGCACGCTATTCGCCGGATGGTAGTACAAGTAGGCGAGCGGATCGAATGGACAGGCGAAATGAACAGGCATATAGCGCGGGTCCACGGCCTCGAATAAGTCGCGGAAGAACGGCAGCGGCTCTATGCAGATCGTGCTCTTCGAGAAGCTGGAAACCCCGCAGAAGAGCAAATACAGATCGCTGCCTTCCTTCGGCATATAGGGCGGCTGTCCGCGCACATTTGCCGGGCACTTAACGGCGAAGAAGTCGATCGTGTTCTGCTCCATCGGCTTCCACTTCCAGTTCGCCGTTTCCCTGTATGGCTTGCCTGATTCCGTGAATATTAGACCGTCAATGTCGTAGGGGTACTTGGCGCCCCAGGCCGCCTCAATTTGCTTCTTCAAGGCCGCCGGGTCGAGGCGCACATACTTCTTCGCGACAATCGCCGGATTCGCGCTCGCCGCCACGACCTGCCCGAGCGCCTCTTTGCGCTCCTCGAAGGGCATGCCGACGACCGATTGCCCATCGGCAAACAGGCAATCAAAGGCGTAGAACTTGCCGCCCTTCTCGGCGGGCACCCACTCCCCATCGAGCGCGCTCGTGGGCCCCCCAGTCGGCGATCCACTGACTTCGAGCAGCGAGTCGCCGACAATCACAGTCGCCCCCTGATAGAGAAGGGCAACAGCGCGGACGCCGTTCGCCTTCTCCGTAAGGAAATATCCCTTCAGAGGGAATATATTCGCCGCATACTCGGCCTTTGTGGGCGATACGGCCGCATTGAGCATCTGCTTCAGTGTAGGCACGACTTCGCGGCCCTTATGCCCGATGATAGCCGCTATCGTGCGCCGATACGTCGCGGTCGCGGCGCCAACCCCCATATCTGCGCCGGCCTTGCCGCCCGCGAAGACCGTCGCGATCAGCGCCTCTGTCGCCGCGGTCAGCTTCTCCGCCGTAGGGTTGCCGGCCATCAGTTCGAGCTCGAGCTCAATACGGTCGATTCCCGCCTCCTTCGCGGCCTCCTCTGTGCCGAACATCGAGGCGAATTTCTCGCGGGTCATCGGCGTAATGCCCATGAAGAACAGGCCGGGCTTGAACGCCCCCGTGCGGATCTCCTCGAAGGGCCTCTGCCGAATCGCCGTCAAGTCGGCGCGCCACTTGAGGTCCTCCTTTTCGAAAGGGAAGCTCAGGCGCACCTTCAGCCGGTAGTCGTAGTTGCTGCCCTGGCCGGCCGCCGGCAGTATCTCCGGCGCCGCGGACTTCTCCATCGAAAGCGCGACTGAATACGTAATGGGGCCGCTCATGACCTTCACTGGGCGCATCAGCGATTCCTTTGTCGAAAAGTCCTTCGCCGTCGACTGCTTATCCTTGCCGGAGAACAATATCTGACATATTGCGCTTCCCCTCAGGCGGCCGGCCGCCGGACCGCGCCCCAAGTCGGCAATAATATTCAGCGAATACTCGATGGTCGGCTCCCCTAGCCCCATAACCGCCTGCGCGACCTGCGCCCACGGCAACTGGCCGAATCGCATTTCCAGCTCCTTATGCCCGCCAGCCGCGCTATACTCGCCGTACTTCGCAATCAGCTCGCGAAGGTCGGCAATAGGATCACGGCGCCTTGCTTTCCCGCGATTATCCATTCCTATATATCTGGTAATCATGTTCAAATTTGCCCTTCGCCCGCCGACTCAGAAGGGGAAGGCCGGCTCGATCAGCGCCGAGCGACTCTCCTTCATTCCCCCGTGCGGCACGATTCGGCGCCCAGGAAAGCCGCTCTGCGTCGACCCGGAGACCAGGCTGCCGTCCATGTTCGCCATCGAGTCATACAGGTTCTCCGCGCCGAGATCCCAATCGAACTGGTACGACGCGCGCCCAGTCGCCGACTGCGCACGAGTCAGCTTCTTGTAGGAGCTCATCGGGATTGGGCCGCCGTCTCGGGCGCGGTTGAATAAGTGCGGCGCGTGTCGATTCATTTGCCTCCAGTCTTCGGCAAGCTGCTCTTCGGCCGACCCGTAGCCAATGGGCCGAGTTGTCCCCGGAAACACGGCCAACTGCGCGTCGAGAATGTGTATGTGGGGGTCCTGATAGTCGGCCTCCGCCCTCTCCTCCGGAAGTACGGGGCCGAATAGCGCATCCTTGGAGCCGGGCAACTGCCGATCATCGCGCATCGCGCGGCCGACCGACGGCGCTTGATCATGGGCAATGCGCTTATTCTTCCAGCTCGCCCCCAGGTCGAAGGCGACTCGGCAGGCATCTTCCCGGGGCTTCCGCTGCCCCGAACAAGCGCCCTGCGGCCACCAGCCCGCGACGCGCGGCCTATACTGCTCGGCAATCGATGGCCCGCGCTCCCGGCGCGCCAATTCCCCCCGGTACCAGTGCGTGAATTCCCGATTAAGCTCGGCGATATAGGCGCGCGCATTAGTCCCCGGATAGATGTCCTGCGCTTCGAACGGCGCCATTGGCGAGCCATCGGCAAGGAACTGCGTCATGGCGTTCTTCACGTTCCCTAGTCGGCAATCACACTCGGCCGCGCCGCTACCCACCCGCAGGCGGCGAGCAACGTCGGACACGTTCGCAGAGCCAAGGAAAATCCGCCTGATATCCATCAATATATATGAATTCGCACATATTGCTACTTGTTGTTGTCTTCGTGATCGTTCTCGCGCTCTGCGTCGCTCGCCAGCGAACAGGCGGACGCGGACCGCGCCGCCGCGACATAACGAAGGACTTGCGCGCGAGCCCACGGACTAAGTTCGAGGCCGCCGTGATCGACATTATCGAGAAGATAACCGGTGGCCGCTTCCCCACTGTTCTTCCTTCATGGTTAGTGCACAATGGCCGCCAAATAGAACTGGACGGCTACAACGCGGACCTGGGAATCGCAATCGAGGTGAACGGACCCCTCCACTACAAGCCGGCGCCCGGAGAGTCCATCGAGGCCTATCTCGAGCGCGTGAAGCGCGACGCGATCAAGAAAAAAATATGCGCAGAACGCGGCATAGCGTTCATAGTTGTCGACACCGCAGTGCCCATGGGCTATGTCTACGACTACATCCGATCGCGCCTACACGATGCGGGCAAGGCCGAGCGCCCCGTGAACTATCTGCCGGTCATCGAGCGGAGCCCCTGGATTCCGGGCCATTAGATTCCCGACGAATCAATGACAATGCGCCCCGATAGCGCGACCCCCAGAGCCTCGGCCTCGCCCGACTCCTCGCGCGCGGCCAGCCGCCCGATCCGCGCCGCCAACTCAGCGCGCTGTTCCCGCGCGATTTCGGTCCCCTGTTCGTCGACGACCTTAGTCGCCCAGTCGACCTTCTTCTCGAAGTCAACCTTATCGTCGCGCAGTAGGCGCATCGCTTCCTCGCGCACTGCCTTAATGGCCGCCGGCGCGGCCCTATCGTGCGTGCAGCGATACAACATGGCGACGTAAGTCGCCTGCGTTTCCAGATACTCCTCTTCTGATCGCCATGGGTGATGCTTTACATGAGCAAGGAAGCGCCGTATTGCCTTCGGATGATACTGCCCCTGATAGACCATGATCTTCAGCACGATTGGGTAAGTCGCGCATATGGCCCGATGATCTCGATGGATTCGGTCGTGTATCTCATCGAGGCACTTATCGGGCAGCTGGTCGGGCCTTTCCGCACCTCCAGCGCGCATTGCGTCCCGGAGCGATCGCCGCGCCTTATCCCACATGTCGGCGAACTCGCGCTCCACTTCGACCTCGGTTGGGTTCTTCTCCTGGGTGATTTCCGAGGCGCTCGGCGAGAACATTGCTTATATAGACTGCATGAGCATGGCTTTTATTGTATGAATTCGGCGATCGACAAGTCGCCACTATCGGCCCCGGCTTCAATTCCGCCCGTGAATACGAAGTCGTCATCCGCGGGCGCATTCGACCCCAGAATATTGCCTCCGCCATCGCCGTAATCGAAGTCCGCGCCAATTCCGCCTCTACCACCCTCACTAACTTCAGCTCCAGCATTCGCGCTTGAGCCCAAGATATCAGGTCCAGCGCCGGCCGACTGCGTTCGGTCGAGATATTCGGCCAGCTCGAAGTCGTTCACTTCCTGCCCAGATCCGCGCGACTCCTCATCATCGGCGCTCACTGCGGCCCCGCCGATGAAGGCGCGAACCCGCGGGTCCACGGTACTCGCGCCCGGGGCCGCCGCGCCCTCGCCGCTGTCCCGGCGCGCCCTCGAGCCGCCGACGATATCCGAGAACAAATCCCGAACGCCCGGCTCGAGAGTGCTCGCGCTCCCCTCGCCCGAATCGCCGCCGATGCGCTCCATATCGGCCATTGCCCCGCGAATCAGGCGCACATACTGCCGATAATCCTCGCCTCCATACAAGTAATCATACGCGTCCGCCTCATCGCTGTCCACCATTGCCGTATATATTGTTATTCGCTTATTTTGTGTTCGATAAACGCGTGAATCTTGACTATGGATGCTATATCGACCCGCTCAAGATCCACAACGCAGCCGTCATTATACGCCTGAATTACGCTGTCTCCAGCGCACTGGGCGATAAGTCGGACAAGCTTCTCGCGATCATCCACCCGCAGTTTGGGGGCCATTTGGATTATTTTTTCCCGCATTGCTAAGGTCTTCTCGCTGCTTATCTGCAGGTCGGGCGCGACCGGCGCCCTGCTCCCCTTCCCTTTCCACGACAATAGCGCGTCCAGCATCATCCCATAAAGGGTATCCTGCGACATGCTCCCGGTATACGGAAAAAATATGCGCGTCTAAATGCCCCTACTTTGCGGCGTTCTTGACCGCGCCCACGAGCGCCGCGTTCTCACCCAGAACTCCTGGTGCGCTGTAGGTCGCCAGCATCTCCACGAAGGCAACAGCGCGATTGATGAACTCGTCGCGAATTGCCGAGATCACTTCATCCGCAGGAAGCGCGGGCGCCATCTGTACGCCCCCATTCGGCGGGGCCCGA